CGTCCTCGCGCTCCGCCTCGGCCGGAATGCATAGCACCTTCCATGTCTGCCCGTCGCGGCATTTGATGAAGCCCGACTCCCCTGCATAATCAGCGGGGAGGATCGCGCCGGCAAGATCGTCCTCGTGCCAACGTGTTTGAATGATGATGCACCACATATGCGGCTTCGCGCGGGTCATCACCGTGTCGATGTATTCGTTGTAAATCTTCTCGCGGATCGTGGCGGAGTCAGCTTCCTCGCGGTTGCGCACCGGGTCATCGATCACTACGCCGTCCGCTCGGTTTCCCGTAATACCGGCGAGCAACCCCGCGCTCATAAGTGCAGAACCGTTGGTCAAACTCCAGTCGTCCACGGCTCTCTGGTCGTCGAGTAGCAATGGCCTCGCGGGCCAAAGCGCAGACCAACGAGGGTCTTTGCAGATCGTCCGAACTTTTCGAGATTGCTTCGCAGCAATGCTGGAACCATACGACGCCAGGATAATCTGTTGGTTTCGTTTCCGGCCGAGCGCCCAACTTACACCAACCACACTTGCATAGGTCGATTTGGCGCTTCCCGGTGGGGCGAAGATCATCAGTCGGCCGCGTGCTGTCTCGATACACTTCTGTATCTCCATCATTATGATGTAGTGGTGAAGGGCGATGCGCGATTCGATCGGCGTATAAATCGGATCGGGTGTCAGGCGCGTGATGAGCTTGCCGCCGCCCACTGGCTTACCATCCGCGTCAAACTCGACATCTTCCTCCTCGTCGAGAAAGTCAACAGTCGGCACACCAGGGATTTCGATTGCCTGGGAATACTCCGCGAGGGATGCGCGGGCGCGCTGGCGACGGAGCAATTCCGTCGCCGCTGTTTGTGCTGTTATGGGCTCCATGACGGAGCTTATAGCAGAAGCGGGTCGATCGGCTCAAATTCCGCTTCGATGACCGGTTCAATGTCCGGTTCGGGCGCCGGCAGGGATGGCAACCTTTCTTCGGCAATAATAGCCAAAAGCGCTTCGTCCTCCATCTGCGCGAGCTGCGCGGCCATGCGCCTCGTAGCCGGGACGGAAATGACAGCCTGAGCGGCCTTGCCGTGCCCACGGTCGAGCAGGGTTTCCGCCGCACGGAGGCGGTCCTTCGCCTCCGTGAACGGGTCGATCATGATGTCGCGAATCGTGGTGATCGCCTCGTCGGCGTACTCACGGGCTCGCGCATCGGCGCTTTTGGATGTGGTGCTCATTACGGGCTCCGGCTTATCTTTGCCGGGGAGCATACCAGCACGTTCATGCCGTTTTCCATTTGCCATCCCGCCTTGCCGCTGATTGTCCAAGAAAACACTTTCCAACTCCACGTCCAGAGCGGGCCATCTTTCCAAGCAAAACGGTATTTGAGTTGGTTCACGCTGTTTCGGAGCGCCGACCAACAATACGCGCGCCAACGCGGGTCGGCATCGAGCATGTAATGCATCAACCCGTTTGGCCCCCAAACCAGGGCTGTCTGACCTGACACGCCGTCTTCCGGGTTACCGGCTATGGCTTGGAGCCATCGGTACCTCCAAACGTCAATCGCGCGACCGTCTTTGATCGAGATGCCGCCACCAGTCCACGCACGCCGAAGACAAAACGGAATTAGCACGACGGCGAACACAACGGCTGCGATGAGAGATACGAGCTGACAAAGGAGAAAGCGGTAGATCGGTTTCATGATGCGCCCTGGCCTGTTTGATATTCGACCCTTGCTTGGGTCCCTTCGCAAACCGTACCCCCGGCTCGGCCAATACGCAATTGGCATGATTCTTTCGAACAGTCTGGTGATGGCTGACCGGGTACGCGGAGCTAAGCGCCGGCTTCCGCAAGCCGCTCCTTGGGTCCCTCAAAAGGGCTCCCACCCCCTCGCCATTAGCAATCCTTTTTCGCGGGCGGCAGTCGGCGGGCCGCGCAAAACCCGTGCCCGCTCCGGCCTTCAGCCGATAGCTACGAGCTTGGTTCCCACGGGAACCGACACGCGCAGCGCCGTCAGCCGACAGCACGAGGTTTGTCCCGATTTGCTCGAAATCGGGACAGAAATCGGGACACAAAAAGCCCTTATTTTTCAGTGATTAGCCGATTGTCCCGATTTGTCCCGTAAAACAATGCAAAATCGTCAGAAAATATTTCCGTTTTCCATCTAGGAACCTAAAACGGTCGCGCCAATCGGGACAGCGGGACAAAATCGGGACAAAGCACATTAGGCACGCAATTTGCGAGGTTTACGGCCCGAGACCTGCAAGCTATATGCAATATCCGTGCCAAGCACGGCTTTGTGCGATTCTGTGACGCGCGTCACATTTTTCCTTGCACATCGCCAGACGATTAGCATATGCTATGGCTCAGGTCGGACGGGAGAATGCAAACATGTTCGAGCGTTTTGCGGAAATCGGTCTAGCGGTATGCGTCATCGCGACGTGCGTCGGACTGCTCGCGTTACTGGCCTATATCCTCACACTCGGCTACTAGGAGAATGCACGAATGAACGGCAGTTATTACCGCTATTGCGGTCGCAACCTTGCAGGCATCCGGCGCGGCGATTGGCTCGACGGCAAGCTCATGTCGTATCTACTGAGCGAACACCTCGACCCGCAATGGCGGCTTGCTCAGGACAATCCGGCTCGTTACTACCGCTATACCCAACATCGCAATGCGTTCGTTGGATTGACTGCGGTAGAGCTATGGGATAGCTACGACAGCATGAGGCAGGAGTAACCAACATGACAATGAACACGCAAGAATTTCTCGAGCATCTCGCCCGCATGAAAACAGACGAAGAGATGAACGGCGAGATGGAGTCCGACGATGCTGTCGAGACTGTCAATTTCGCGATTCGTACCGCGCGAGAGCTGCTGGCAAATCGCCCCCAGCAAACCGCTCTGGTCTAACAGCACGAGGCACATATGCCAAAGTTCAATGTGACGTTGGTCGCACGGCGCGATGAGGAGACTGGCGTTGTCGGTCTAGTCATTGAAGGCTTGCGGCCAACCGATGGAGAAGTAAACAGCGCAAGCGAAGGCTTGCTTATCGCGCATGACCTGATAGAGCACGTCAACGGCATTGAGCGCATAGGCTCAATTGACGATGAGTTAGAAGCCCTCGGTGCAATCTGGTATGTGCGCGGCCAACACTCAGACTTGAGCCGTAATGGCGTTGGTTCAGCGTATAGCGCTGAGGAAAATATAGCCTCAGACGTAACGCGCATGTTTCGAGACCATTTCTATGGCGCGTATGTTGAGTATGTAGGGCTGCGCACCAAGGCGAGCGACGCGGACGAGGGCTTGCAAGAAATCATGCGCCATGCTGAGCGCTCCTATCTGTCGGAATTCGATGACTCAGAGCGCACCGAGGCTCGCGCCAAATGGGCAGAGTATGCCGCGCTGTGCATGCATCGCATGCGGACGGGTTACCGCAAGGCTCGCGCCAAATGGGAGCGTTACGGACGCTTCGCGGCCAACAATGCCTTTTGGGAGATTGCTGAGGCTGTAGAGCCGCATGCCAAGCATTGCGATGAGGGCCAGACGTTCAAGCTCACCTATAACAGCAACGCTCAGGGGCGCGACCGCGCGCAGTGCGTTGAAGTGTACGAGGAGGAGGAGGAGGAGGAGGAGGAGGAGGCTCCCGCACAAGGCTAACGCCTAACAGAGTGGCGCGGCCCGTACGCGCCATTCGATTAGACGCTAAATAGGGCTGTGATGTTGAACAGTGCGCCCGAGCGGGCGCATAACTGGAGTTAGGCTAATGGACATTGTGGAGCAAATAGAGCGCATCGTTGACGCCAACAACTTGTTGCACGTCGTGACTGCGCTTGAATTGATGTGCAACGAGAAAGCCGAGCATTTACGTTGCAACTGGCAAGATGAGAACGCGGCCAAGACTTGGGAAAAGGCCGCGCGGGTGTTCGGCGCTGCTGCAACCAAAATTGAACCGTTGGAGTTGTAAGCCATGAAAGCAGTTTTGGAATTCGGCATTAGGGGCGGGCGGCACGTTGACAATATCGTGTTGCCTTCCGCCAAGCTCGCGGCGCGCATTGCGCACAACGTCGCACGTGTCCTAATGGACGATGAAATTAGCACAGACTTTCGAGTGTCGCGCCGTTCTCCGCGCATTTCGCTGACCAGTAGCGCACACTTTGTGTCTGTATCACTGCTAGATGGCTCCGACCGTGGGCCAGCCGCCGCAACACTCTGGAGAAAGCCGAAATGAATTTCATCTATACAACACCGCAAGGCTTCGCGCATGGCGTGCGTTACCGTGATGCGATGATACGCGCATGGATGCGCCGCACGGGTCGCGGCAACTCGTACAAACCTGAAGACTTGCCGCAAGGCTACGACGTGCCGACCAACGAGGAGCGCTCACGCGCGGAAGTGTTGCGCTTCACTGTGCTGGAGCCAATGACGCACGGATCACCAAGCTGGACAGCCTACCTCAGCAACGACAAGCGCATCACGACATGGACAGGCGAAACACTGGCCAACGTGACGCGCATAACCTCGTATCGTGCTGTTAGCAATCCCGTGCTGAAGATACCTTCGCGCGGTTCTTTTTGGGCCGTCGGAATTGACGGGCGATGGTACTACGGCACGCACAACGGCACTGGCATGTATTGCCGCATGCGCCTTGCCAAGTACCGATTTGACTACGACATACAGCAGCACACAAGCGAAGGCTGGGAGACTGTCAGCAGTGAAGCCACGTACAAGGCTGCGTGCAAGGCTGTTACAGAGTACCGCGATAACCAACCGGAACTAGCTGTGCGTTTGAAGCGCACGAAGGTACGCCAATGAACCGCTCCGCTATCCTGCGAGCGCTCGAAGACTCACATAACGAGCTTGCACACATACGCGCGTTCCCGCATTACTACAGCAGTCACATCGCGCGCCTTGCGGCGCGCGTTGCTGTCGTGGCGCGCATTCGGGAGTTGCTGGAGGCTCTGACAGTATGCCCAACATAACCGCGAGCGCACTGAGATACGCAATGGACACATTGCGTTATCTCAGTGCGCCATTCAGTAAGCTGGAAGCGCAGAAGTTAGTCGCGCAAGCCTACGTCGCGGGCGCGAATTCCC